CACGTTCCCGTAGCTTTCATTATAAAATATGTTATTGATTTGATTACAAATCTAGTAATATTTTATTTATCGTTAAGCTCTGCCTGCTTTGCTTTCCAATCTTGTTCAAGCTTCTGTTGCCATACTTTATTAGAGATCGTAAAGTATCTTCTGCATTTGCTTACTTGACATCGTAGCTGATGCTTCGGCATTCCTGCAGCAGTATATCTTGTCTTTCTTAGCTTGACATCTTCCGACCCACATGACGGACATGAATATCTTCCATAACCTGCTTGTGCACCTGTATGTATGTTGTGGTTTACATACGGCTGTAACTTGTGGAATACATCTTCTAGTAGCACTACATCTTTTTTGCAGTACTCTACCATTTTATCTAACGCCTCTTGGTCATTGTCTAAGGTTATCTTAACCCAATCACTGAAACCTACTGGGCTTTTACCTTCATCAAAGAACAGTTTACCTAGGTAATCAAGTTTATTACTATTGAATCTAAAATGTGTACGTGCTTTCTTAAGTGTATCGTAACTGTTCAGTTTAGGTGGGCATGATATACCGTGTATAAGGCATCGTGTACGTATCCACTTTTCATCAAACCTATCTCCATTATGTGCTACCATTTCATCAGCAAGACTTGCTACCTCCATAAAATGTGAAAGGAGCGCTTTATCACACCCCTTTTCCCAACTCAAACTATGTACTTTGCTTTGTCCCTCCCACTTATAACAGATGCATATGATTGCTCTTTCTTTGATTATGTTATCCGGTGGAATACTTACTTTATACCCAGAACTCCAGAAGAATCCTATGTTTGGGGATGTTTCTATATCGTAAAACAGACGCTTAAATCCGTCTGGAGGCATTACAAAGTTTAATGGTTTCATTTGTCCTGTGGCATTATTCTCTCTCTGTAGAACTTGATATCCAGGGTTTTGATCTTAGCTGCAATTTTCATCCACTCATCATTAGCGGTTTTTCTTTCTTCGTCTGTGCTGTCTGTTCCAAGGTTAGCCTGTATAGATGCGTTCTGTCTTAACAGATTATCTATTTTTTCCCTGATATCTTTCTCAGTGTGGTAGTAGTATGTCATCTATTGATAAAGTTACGTCCGACTCCTACCATTATAAAGTGATCGCTGTTATATGCGTAACTACCGCTAATATAAGTATTTTTTATAGTAGTCTGTACGCCTAGCCCGAATAATGGTTTATAGGATTGGTTAAAATCGCTTTCTAATCCGGCTATACTGTGCAGTCCTAATGACCATGTGGTCTTAGCTTTTACCGGAGTGTGTGTTACTTTTAGTTTTTCAGATACATTCTGATAGTTCTGCCACTTTAGGTTTACCAGAGAGGTTGTAAAGTCTAATGTGGTGTCGTACTTATTTACTTCTGTAAGCCATGTTTCTATAATAGACACTGTATCTACCTTAAATACCGTGTCTTTACGTATAATACTGTTAGTTATGGTGTCGTAGTGCGTTATAACCTCCCTTTCTACAAATCTAACTGTGTCAGTCTGCCACCTATCTACATACTCTGTAACATAGATAGGTTTTTCTACTTCTATAGTTTGTGTTACGGGTTTACCGCTACTTGTACCGCACCCTTGCCAGGCTACGACCACTCCTAGAAGGAATGCTATTAAATACGGTAGATATTCTTTTATCAGATTTACAACGATCAAGTTCATTTTCGAGTTTGTCTACTTTAATCCCTAATAATACTACAACTATTAAGAATACAAAGGCCAGACCGTAAAATAACTTTGTTTCAAAATCTTTCATAGGTCTTTATACTCTTCCCTAGCATCAAATGACGGGCATGCTTTATCTGAGACATCCCTATGTCCTATAATTTGTGCTTGCGGGTACCTATCTTTTAGGTCTTCCAATATACACCTTAAAGTTTCTTTCTGTGCGTCTGTACGTGTATCCTTTGGATCTAGATTCTCATCTACACCTCCTACATATACTACTCCTACTGAGTTTTTATTAAATCCTTTCGCGTGAGCTCCGTTCTTATACTCAGGTCTTCCCTCTTCTAAGGTACCATTAAGAGTTACAACCCAGTGGTAGCCTATATCAGACCAATTACGGTCCTCTACATGCCATCTTCTGATCTCATCTACACTTACATCCCTACCTTCAGGGGTAGCTGTACAGTGCACTATAAGTTTATTTATTTGTCTTTCCATTTTTCTTTAAAGTTATTCCTTTAACTGAGCAGTTACCGGTTCTTAAACATGTAGAATCACACTCTCTAGGAGATATGTAGCACCAAATTTTTTTATCGGCTGTTAGACTTTCTTTTTTCAATCAATCGTTTCTTTATCTCCTCAATGGTTCCTAAGTTTTTAACCTTACCATCTTTGTCTACCACTCTGACAGACTTACCCATTTTCTTTTCTAAGTGCTTATTCCTTTGAATTAACGAATCTATCTTGTGCTCTACTTTGTCCCACATTACATTCTCGAAAGAGTCTACATCTTCAGACATTATCTCAAACAAAAATGTGTTGTGTTCTGACCGGTAAAGAACTGTGTCTAGATTTTCTTCTACAGGATCGCAGGGTTTTGGGTTAGAGCAGGATGCTATAACAATAGATGCAAATATTATTTTGCTTCTAGTACACATAGCTTATCTAATATTGAAAGTTTAGAAATAGCCCCCGCTAACGCACTGTCGCTCTTATGAAGTTGATATTGAAGCTTGTCAACCTTTACCTCTAGTACTTCTATCTTATTACCTTGCTTTTCTATCTGTTCTGTATAGTTAACCTTATTGTCAAAGTACAGATAGGCTACAGCGCTTATAACTATAAACAAAAGTCCTTTTACTGGGTCTTTTGAAAACTGCTCAAAGTTTATGGGTGATTTCATGATCTTTTAGTTTTATCCGAATCCAAAGAACTTCTTTACTCGAGTCCATAAGCTGTCTCCTGTTGCATCAGGATCCCATTCAGATGTTTGTAAAATGTTTCGCATTTCTGCATGAGTGTAAGGACCGGTTTTACTCTCTAAACTTTCTACACACTCAGGAACCTCACCCTCCCACTTAACAAAGCTTTTAGTACCATCTACACTATACACAATAGTATCTCTAGACGTTTCAAGAACCTCACTAAAGTCTATTGTATTAATCTCTGAGATGTCATATACAATGTATTCTCTATTGCTAACTCTACTTTCCATAACGTGATTTTGTAGCGTTAAAATTAGCAAGTACGTCACTTGCCTCTAGCGCAGAAGTATACTGCATAAACTCACCAATTGATCCCTCTAACCTTTGATTAGAGAATTGAGTTGTAGGCCTGTCTGATCCAATTTGAAATTTTTCATAGCTTGGAAAGTCAAATGTCTCAGTTGGCACACCATTAGATCCAAAACTTAAAGATGTTAGTTCAGACCCATCTAAGTAAATCTTGGCTCTGTCTGCGTTTGTTGCGCCACTACCGTCAAACACCCATGCTACGTTGTACCAAGTATCCTCATTAAAAGTCTGACCTGTTTTGAAGGCATTTTGGTTAGCTGTATCATTAGCATTAAAGAAATAGACTGATCCGTTAGAGTGTACCCAACCACTTATGATTTTATTGTCTGAATTTCTCCTTCTTCCCCACAGTCTATTATTGTGAGTGTTATCGTCTAGGTTAAACCACATCTGCATAGTAAAAGCAGTTGCCTCTACCTGTTCGGTTACATTTCCGAAATCACACAAGTCATCAGTCCCGTCAAAAACAATTTGACCTCCATCATCAGAGGAGTAAGTAGGACCATTAACTAGTGTACCGTTGTAGTTGGCTTTAAGGTCTGTCCATGTAGTTCCGCTACCAGGGTAAGAAGCAGGAACACTAGCATCAACATGAATAAGAAGATCGGCTGTTACTATACCAGCAGCCTCAGACTCTGTAATGGTTCTTAAAAGGAATGGTACACCTATGCCTATTGGACACATTTAAGCTCTTTTTGACCAACTTTCAATTTTACTCATAAGGTGTTTCCAGATATCAACACCTGTAATGCTTGCAATATTTTCCATGTTGGACTTGAACTCCACGACAGCAATATAGCCAGCAGTTAACTTGGCTACAGGTATCCAATCCATAAACGACACTTCCATTACTCTACTCAAGATGATAGCGATAGAGTAGAAGATAATTTTAGAAACAGTTCTAGATAGACGGTTAGAGCGTATCTCTTCGCCTCTAAGTTGTGCCGCCCTACATCCAGTAATCACATCAAAGAATATAAGGACTAATAGCCCAATGATTGCTGCCGTTATAGGCGAAAAGAAAAATACGATGTAAGGAACCCCTAGTTTCAATATGGTGCTGAGTTCAAAGGCTTTCATAATTAGTTCTGTTGTAAAAATTCAGAAGCTCTTTGAGAATCTTGAAAAACATTCCACGACTCTAATTCAGGCAATAAACTACCTGTCCATTCTAAACATCGAAATGGTTTTTCGCTTGCTGCCCAAACTACTGAGTTAGCTTGATAGTGTGAAGGCGTTATACTCTCTGGATCAAATGCGTCCTCTGCGATAAATGCCCAGCTATGTTGTGTACTTCTAAAACTCATGGCGTGTCAGTTACTACTCCGTATCCTGTAACAAATCCGTTCATGGTGCAGTCTTGGTTTCCGCTGCTATCTGTAATCGTTCCCGTAAGAGGCCCGTCCGTAGATAGTGGTTTATAATAACCCTTAACTGTTCCTACTGTATTAAGGTCAACTCCTTTTCCACTATTATAAACAGCTGCGATCTGAGTTGAATTTAATGCAGTCTCCCAACACCCCAACTCTGCAATCCATCCTTTGTAGGCTTGGTGTGCTGTAGTGTTGTTTGACGACCCTAAACAAACATCAACGAGAGTATTGGTTCTTGTGCTTGCGGCAACTGAACCAGTATCAACTGAAGAGCCATTAACATAAATCTCAATGTCTTGGTTTCCTCCATTTTGAGTTACTACAACCGCGTAGTGTTGCCATATTTGGCATTTTGCAGAAGTTATGGTATGTCCCGAAGTGTAGTTCTTGACGTTAGTTCTGACGTTAATTGTTGAATCGCTTGCGCCATCATTCTTGAACCTAATCCACATAAACGCATTTCCCGAATTGTTTGCAATAGCAACAGCCATAACAGTACCCAAATCTTTGTATCGAGTTCCGTCAGATTTAGCCCACCATGTAACCGTCCAATTTTTGTTATTGAAAGGTTGGAATCCATCCGTGGACAAGCTACCCTGAGACGCAAAGTCATTAGACCCGTCAAAACGAAGTGATCGCTCGATAGCAAAGCTGTCTCCGCTACCTCCTTTCTTACCAAAAGGTGCTCCTATACCGTTACCTATAAGTGGCATCTGGTCTTAGCTTTTAGTTAGAGCATATAGAGTATACAATCGCCACTAGCCATAGTAATAGCTGTGATTTGATCTCCTTTAGGTGCTGGTAAGTACATTCCTGCCTTTACAGTTATTCCTGATAGCCCTAACTGAGCAAGCCTATCTACGCCATTGATAGTGAATACTGTAAACACTGTATCTGTATTAGTTACAATAGCGTATCCTTCCAATGATGTAAGGGCTCCTGTACCAGTAAGCATTTTAAAGCCTCCTGTCCCTGTAATACTTCTAAGATCTTCAGAATTTATAGAGGTTGTCCTTAAATATTGTTCTGAAGGTGTTGATCCTGTTGATGCCATTTTATTTTTTTTCTAAGATATAAAAAGTCCCTTGAGAGTTTTACCTCTCTAACTCTTTCAATCGGGATTTAGACCTGACCAGTGCTTCCTTTCGGATACCTAGAGTTGACCTTCTTGGTGTTACTTCACCTACACTTACTTATGTGTTGCCTTATTGGCAGTCAACCCAAACCGGGCCCTATATTCCGTCTCTTCTGTATCCTATCGGAGAAAACTCCACCTTTATTTAAGGCTACAATCCGACTTCTGACCCAATACTGCTCTTTCGATCCTCTTGGGTGATCACTTTCGTGGGATACGGTTACAAAATTAGTATAAAAAATTCTCAATCCACCAAAAAAATTTTTTGAAGAGGGAAAATTTGTGTGAGTGGTGACCTACTTAAGGAACACCCCGGGTCATAATTGCAGTTTTAAACTGCCGTTTAACAATTATTTAATTTCAAAATTTAACAAAATGGAAGATAACACTTTTTATTTTATCAAATTTATCGAAGAATATCGTATGATAGTCATCGAAACTGAGATTGATGATGAACCTGAAGAGCTTCCCATCAAACTCACACGGGCTAAATTCCCTAAAGCTTTAGCCCTAAAACTTAAACTTGACGACACTATTACTAGTGCCGCCAAAACTAAGTTCTTACACGATTCCATAGTGAAGGCTTTCACTCGGTATCGTGGCGCTTCCGCCTGGGGCGATAAGCGTAAGTAAAGTTCGGGGACTTAGGTCCCCTTACTTTTTTATTGTGTGTGTGTTATAACATCTGCTATAACAGCAGTTATTATAGCATAACAGAAGTGTGTGAGTGTGATGACCAGATCACATTCACCCATTTTCACCGTGATTTCCTTGTGTGTTACGATAACACATATTGTAATAACTATAACATTTACCGACTAAACCTAAAGTCATGAGTGCGAAATTTCAGCTAATAGATAACAAGACAAACGAACCAGTAGCTATTAACCAAGTAGACTCAGAAATATGTGAGCTACTTGATGTTGAAGTTCACCCTAAATTCTATGGTGGTGAAGAATACAACTGGTTTAACATCATCGGATTTCAAATTGCAATGGGTAAACCATTAGGGGTAAAGAGTATGCAGCAAAAGGTAGATTAGTTCTTGATTACCTTGAAAATACTTACACAAGTAAGGCTTGGGCATAACGCTCAAGCTTTGCTTGACTCCTCTGAGGGAGTATAAACCGCATTAGGCTCAGAGCGTCACACCTTATGGTGTGGGTTGTATTAACCGACTAAAACAATAAAGTCATGGGACAATTAGATTTGAATAAACCCTTCAGTCATATTATTAAAGAATATGCATACAATGACAATTTTGAGAGTGAAACATCATGTTTTATACTACAGTTTTCTGATGGTACAAAGACAGGTATAACTCATGATGCAGCTATTGCTATGAGAAAGTTTGCTGGTGTTGAGTGTCGTGAATGGGATGATAATAACAGACCTTTCAATCCTCCTACATTGTTAACTGCTACTCAAATAGAGCATTGTAAAAGATACAAGAGAGAGAGACAAGAGAAACAAACAACTCCAGTTGAAGATGTAGTACGCTACGTCTGGCACTAAGATACTTTAGTCGGTGGCATTCTCCTACGGGAGGTGTCACCGATAAAATACTATGGAGAGAGACAAGTCATACGTGAAGACGTATGCATAGTGGTCGTTGCAATAACCTTATTGTAATAGACGCTTATAGTGATAGGTAGTAATTACCCTGTCAGGGGAGTGATGTAGGTTATAAATGATAGAGCTGCTGTGTGAGTAACAGTACGTGGATGGTAAATCCAGTTGGTGTAATCTTAACACGCTATCATGTATAAACTACACGCTTCCTTCCTCTCCGCGATTTACTGCCTTTGAAGCGATAATCTACAACTTAGAGCATCACGACTACGAGAAGAGTAAGATGTGCTCAGATACGTTAATGTAGTAGTGGAGGCAGTGCTAATGCAGCCAAGGACGGTCACAAGCCCGTGTAAATGCAGAGTGGCATATATAAATCATTTAAACTCATATAAAATCATGAATACCGCATTGAAAAAGTATCAAGAATCAGTTCAACTTGAACAAGAGGCTTCAGAAATCCGTCAGGAAATGAAAGATCGCCTTGAACTTACTGAAACAAGTGTGCAAGTTGGTAGTAGAATTACCATTGAAAGAGGAAGTAGTGCAAAGCAGTACATATATGCAATATCAGTACTGAACAGTCAAATAGACGCTGCAAAGGAACTGGATGAAGAAGAAGAACTACTTTATTTGGAAGATTCTGTGGAGAAGATTCTTGAAATGAGACATCGTAAAAAAGAGTATGATGCTTGGTATTTGTACCACAATCAGATCTCTATTGAGAAAGACAGATTGCACAAGCTTTTATCTAATGAAGATAAGGCATCGTTGATTGAATTACCTACAAAGCCTAGAAGGTAATGGGATATTTAATAGTACCAGATAATGTAGACCTCTACGACAAAGAAGAAGTCGTTAGGTTTATAAAAATAGCAGGATTAGTATTCAGCTGTGATGTATTAGATCTTTCACATAGGGAAGTAGATACTATTGATGATCATTTTGGATACTTCAATACTGTGGCAGATGTTTATTTAGGTAAAAATGAAATGATGGGGGATGAATATACCTCAGAGAAAGGATATAGAGTTGCAATACACTATATTACCTATGACGGTAGATACGAGAAGTATTGTGCATCTCATATTGTAAGGTTCGATTTTCTTGAACATGTTTCTCCAAGCTTTTTTAAAAAGAGAAAGCCTAATATAGTCGGGCATAGAAGAGCTTATTATGGAGATAATGGAGATGAGTCTAAATCTTACAAGATAGAAATGTATGATTAGTAACCGCAAATCTTATAGAAGGGGTCGATTGACCTCTTCTATTTTAATTTTTTAAATTCATAATAATCATGGTGTTATACACACAAACCGAAGAAGAATGCGTTACAATTGAAGTATCAATTGCATTGAGTAATACAAAAGTATGGCTTATCCTGGAA